CTGCTGCCGGGGCCAATGCAGGACCGACAACCGGGATAGCTGCGGTAGAGGCAAAGGCGTTCAGCGCGGCAAGGTTGACTTCAGCAGTAGACTGGCCTGCCACCTGAGCCGCATAACCAGCTCCGGCTGTAGCGCCCAGTGCACCCTTGGCAGCCTGCACAGTAGTTAAACCGGCAACCTCAAGAGCGGCATTAATGGCATAGCGGGCACCCATCTCGATCAGAGAGCTAACAACCTGAGTGAGGATCGTCTCCCCCAGGTTTGCCATCGCATCACCAAGATCCTTGGTATGGGTGATGGCATCAGTGAGGCTATCGGCAATCCCTGTCGTCAGGTTTTCAAGCGTTCCTCCAACAAAGCTCTGCGTCTGATCCGCGATGTTTTTGGCTTGCTCGCTGTACTCGCTGATTGCACGTTGGGCACCAACCGCTGCATTCCCGTTGAGTTCATCAAGCGCAGCGTAATACTCCTGCTGCATCGCCAGACGCTCATCAAGGTTCTGCTTGAGCGCTTCTGTCTCGGATCGATAGGTGTCCTCAGTTATCGAGCCATTAGCCCGGTCACGGCCTGCCCGCTCAAGCTGACGCTGATAGTCCTGCCGGATCTTCTGCTCAGCCTGGAGCCGCTGCCGCGCTTCTGGACCAAGGGTAGCCCCGGCTAGCTGATCGGCATATCCCTCGCGCTCTTGCGCTCTGCTTGATTCAAGAGACTGCTGAAAGGCTTGCAGCTTATTGATCTGTTCGAGCTGCTTTTTCTCATCTTCGAGGGCAACGTTCTTTTCAAGCTGAGCCCTGATTTGGAGCTCATTGGCAGCCAGACTTTTTTGATCAGCCGTAAGAATGCTTTTGGCTTTTATGTCTGCTACTTGCTGATTGAACTGAGCAAGCGCCCGCTCCGAAGCCGTAAGCTTGTCAGTCGTCCCCAGCTGTTCACGTAGCACAGCTTCTTGCTGGCTAAGCGATTGAAGCATCCGAGTAGCTGCATCATCCTGATAGGCTGCGGGCTTGCGAGTTTTTGGTGCTGATTTTTCAAAGTCTTCTTCAATCTTTTTGCGGGATACTTCGTATTCGCGATTGATTTGACCAACATCTACATCTTTACCGCCCAGGGCTTGGCGGCGTGCGATTTCTATCTTCTCAATTTCTAGATTTTTCTTGGCTTCCCTATCGAGCCCTGCAAGATACCTTTTGTGTAGCTCATTCCTTCCGGTTATAGACTCCTGCTCTGCTCGGGCAGACTTTTCGCTAGCCTCAGACGCTGACTTTTGCGTATCTCGCTCTTGCTGAAGAAGGCGAAGCCTTGTCTGCATTGCAGCAATTTGGGCTGGAGGCGTATAAGCGCCTTGTCCTGCAGCTTGGTCTTTATAGCTTTTTGCGCCGGAATTTTGAGCAGCCTCTATATCCTTCCTAAGAGAGGATATTTTGTCATCAATGGTCTGCTCCCGCCCAATATCAAGCATGGCGTCATAAGCAGCTTTAGCTTTGGATTTAATGGAATCCCAAGCTGCCTCAATATAGCCAAGGTTCTGCTTGATAGCATTGGAGCGAACTTGAAGGGCGCTGGCATAAGTCTCTTCGGCAAGGTTTGCGGCCCCTACCTTGTCGCCCTGTTCCTCTAGCGCTCTGATCTGCTCATAAACAGAGGCTGTTAGGTAGTGGTACTGCTCATTTAGTGCTGCCGATGCTTTGGCCGGGTCTTCTGCCAGCTTCTGGAACTGGGCAACGGTCTCTGATACTGCCTGCCCTGTAGCGCTCTCAAAGGCTACTGCAGCAACGGCAATATTCTTGAACTGATCACTGGCAATCTTGCCTGTTGCGACGATCTGAGTCAGGGCATTCGCTGCAGCGCCGGTAGTTCCGGTTACAGAACTGACCTGCTTGGCAAGATTCGCCATGCTGTCAGCGGTTTGGCCTGACTGATTGCCGGTAACGATCAGCGCTTTACTGTAGGCGCTGGCCTCATCACTGCCCTGCTTATAGGCAAAGGCAAGCGCTGCCGCTGCCGCGGCCGCTACAGTGAACGGATTGATGAGGCCAGCAACATATCCGCCTAGTGCACGCGCAGCAGGGCCAATGCCGCCGAACATGTCTTTCAGTTGCCCGCCCTGCTGGAGCAGAACAGTTAAGGGCTGCTGTCCGCCCTGGAGCGATACAACGATATCAGTGAACTGAGCAGGGACGCCTCTAAGAGCGTTCGCGGTCTGTTTTGCGGTATTACCTGTTCTAGTCAGGGCATCAGTCTGCCGGGAGATGGCCTCTCGGCTTTGATCCAGCACCGTCTTGTATTGACGATAGGTGTCCAGATCAATCTTGTTCGAAGACCTGAACTGAGCAAGCTTGCGCTCCTGCTGGTCGAGTTTATCTAGTGCACGGGTAGCCGGATCAATGGAGGCAAGAAGGCGGCCTAATTCGTCCTTCTGCTCTTTGAAGGTTTTGGTGGTCTGTTCGGAAGACTCCTTAACCTTCTTGGAAGACTTTTCAGCCTTTTCGCCTGCACTTGCCAGCCGGGTGAGGCTTTCCGTGCCTTTGTCTACTTCACTGGAATCGACGCGCAGGCCAAGCGTTGCAATATCTGCCATGGCTATTTCTCTTGGTGAATGGCTTCAAGCGCGGCGCTCTCCATCACGCGAACAGCGTCGAAGATATCGCCATGGTCTGCTTCTGGAATGGATAGATACCGCATGACTACTGGAAGCTCGCTGTACACAAGCCCGGTAGGTCCTCCGGGGCCACAACGCCACTGCGTCATCATGGCCTCGAAGACAGAAAAGGCCTGAATGTTGTCAGGCCACAGAGGGTAATCGATGCTGCCCAGGAGGTCGGGGGTTAGACCGAACGCCACTAGATCGGCCGCTTTGGGTTGCTTCCGAAATAGCGCCCGAGCAGCGCCGATCAGTTTAAACGCTTGGCCTGGTACAACTCTTCAAGGTACTTGGTATAGATCGCCATACCCGCCCCGATGTAGTTGTTCAACAGTCGTCCAATGTTCTCGTCGTTGAACTCATCGTCCAATTCCCAGCCGGTAGCAATGGAGTTCACAAGCGCAGTGTCATCCATGCTCTGATTGCTGCTAAGAAATTCCTCCAGCTCGGTCTTGGAGCGATGCTTGAACGTGAACTTCACGTCAGCCTTGGAGCCACCCGGAACAGGAATAGCAACCAGGGCATCAAAGGTCGGGTTGGGGTCAAGCTTGAATAGTACCTTACTCATTTATCACCTCAGCGAGCGTAACGAACTACTTCACCAGCCAGGGCAAAGGCAGCACTAACAGTTCGACCCGTGTTGATGTCACCTACAGGGTTGTTGTTGAAGCCGACGTACACGGGGTACAAATTCTTGCTTCCATCGCTGTTATTGAAACGAATAACGCGTAGAAGACCATCAGCATCCGCCTGCTCTAGATATTGGTAGAACGGCAGAGTTGGGTCGTCGAGGATGGTCAGAGTGAAAGCCATCGCCGCCTTAAAGGTGGGGATCTGCTTCTGCACCTTCGATTCCAAGAACTGGTACTGGTAGTAGTTCTGGTCGCCACCAGTAAACGCCAAGGCCGTGATCTGGCTGATGCGAACCCATTCTGAGACCTGCCGGGCAGTACCGACACCGGCTCCAGCTGGATAGCGCATGGTATCAACGGCATTTAGCCCTTCGACTGTAAATCCGGTTGCGCTGGCATTATCGACGCGGAAGGCGCGATCATTGGCATATTCCCAGCCAGTCCCCAGAAGAACAACGTCACCATCGGCAAAGTCGTTCGCAGCGGTAGCAACGGCAGGATTGGCGTTGGTCAGGGCTGTAACTGTGGCTTCATCCGAGAAAGCCGCCGAGAAATCCACTGTCAAGCCGTTAATCAGTGTAACGCTCATGTATTTTACCTCTCTGCCGTTGGCAGTTTTCAGTCAATAAAAAACCCGCACTAGGCGGGTCTTGGCTTGCCCAACGGGCGGGTTAGATGGTGTCAGCGCGGTAGGTGAAGGACGCTGGCACCGTGAATGTCGTGTCTTGCGGGATGGCCCTAGCCACCGCCACAGGCGTGATGATCTGGACAACAAACGTCCCCTTACTCAGGCGATCATTCAGCGGATACAGAGCTGATAGCTCATCCGCCAGGGCTTCCCCTGCCCCGGCACCTTTCCCTGCCGGTGTCACTACACTGACCTGAAATATGCCGGTGTACTCTCTGTGGTCGCCGGACAGTGTGAGCGAATCAGTCAGCGCCGGAAGCAGAGTGGCGGTCAGGTATGTTTCACCGGAGTTCGGCTTGAAATTAACGTTTCGATACGCCACCCGCAGGCCCTTGGTATCAGCCCAGACAGATAGGCGCTCTTCAAACATTTCTCGGCAAAGTCTGTGGCTCATACTTTGTGCTCCGCCGCTGCATCCCTGACGATCTTCTGAAATCTGGCCTGTGTGATCCGAACGAAGCCTTCAGGGGCTTTTCGACTAAAACCTTGATCTGTAACGAGATCGGTAGGGCCGTTGTAGCCGCCATATTCCAAGAGAGGACCGTAGGGGAGATTATTAATAATGTAGGCCACTTGCCCAGCGTTGAATGTATTCGCCTCGGCCACAAGCTTTTGAATGGTTTCTCTGCCGTCTTGATCTTGCACCTCAAGAACTCCGGCAGGAGGGGTTTCAATGCTGAACTGCCAATTACCACGAAATCGGCCACTTTCGACCGGTGACATACGAATCAACGAAGAACCAGCGTCGATGATTATCGATCGACAAACATCGTCCAAGGCGCCGCCAACCTTTTCTGCCCATTCACGAATAGCAAGAGAGAATGTATTGCTACTCATGCCCTCACCTGCAATGTGTAGATCAAGGGTGTACCAGCGGGATTGGTTTCTCCAGCGTTAATGACGCTGTAAGTTCGACCTTGAACGACAGCCTTGTTTGCTAGCTGTGGCGGCCATTCAAGGTCTTTGGCCGCAATCTTTAGCTTCTTGTCTCCGGTCTGAATCA